TCCTTTAATGCTTTTAACACTTGATATTCTGTATATACTTCATCATAATTGTGCTTGTAGTAGCTATCCTTAGCGTATTTGCTTATTTCACTTACATTATACTCGTTAATGCCGCATTTGTCAAGCAGCTTTTTTCTGTTAATATTCAGATGACGTATATAATTATCGTAATTATCCCGAGTGATAGGTCCGTGATGCTTGATGTATTCCTGAGCATCTTTCCAATGGAAAAGCTCGTGAACAACGGTGCTAAGCTCATTATCAGGGCAAGCACCGTCTTTTTGCAGGGCAGAGAGCATATTTTTATATCCGAATTTCTCATCAATGCACAGCACATTGGTTATGGGGTTATAAGATGCAATAGCATTTTTCGCCATTTCCTCATGTGTAATGACATATATCTGTGGTAAATTATTCGTAGATTTTATACCAATTTTCTTCATTGATTTTGAAATGCTCGTATCAATTCCGTGTAAAGCTTTGGCATTTATCTGACTGCTTTGAGACAAATAAATGCTGTTTACGGAAGTGCTGATGTGGTTAAGGGTAATATCGGTGCCGCCTCTTTTTATGCTCGTTTGTCCGTCATAGCTCAGTGGCTTGAATTTCTGAGAATGCTCGAAATCAAGTTTCGCCTTCCTCTCCGCCCAAACCGTCTTGCTCGACTTGCTCCTGTCATACCCATAAACCTGAGTGCGGTCATTGTGCTGTTTAAGCCCCGTCTCCTTGCAGTAAGCCCTGTATTTCTCCCTCTGATTGCGAAGCCGTAAAGAAGCTTTCTGCAAGCCCTCAGTGTCGCCTGTTTCCTGTAACATCATACATTCACGCTTGGCGGCTCTGATGCCCCGTTCCATAGCTCTCTGCTGCTGAAACTGCATATACCGCCTGTTATTTTCCTCTTTGGGATAGGGAAAATACCGCTGAAAATTGATGCCCTCTGCAAATGGATATTGAACGTGCCCGCAGTTTATGCCGAAAAGTCCCGCAGGCTGGCCGTAGCTCGTTTCCGAAAGGGGAGTGTAATATATCTTGCCGCCTGCTCCGTCCACAGTCACACCCTTTGAACCGTCACGGCTGAATATCCTGCCCTGATACGGGGCGCATAAGGGGCGTGCGCCCATGTGCGAAGAGACCTCGATAAGCTGAATATTATATTCATCACAACGTGCATTCTGCGCCGCCCTCGCCGTATTTCCGAGAGTTGACCGCATATCCATCATTACATACGCCTCGGGAGACCATTCACGCCCACGCTTGTCAACGAAAGCGGGAATGCCCTTTTGAGCAAGCTCACGTATAGTCTTGCGTGTCGCTTCCTGCAATGACATCTGCCCCGATACAGCCTTTGCCGCACCCTTGCCCATAATGTCAAGAGCGCCCTGCCTGCCCTCGGCAGTGTCACGATAAATGGCATTGACCGCATTTACATACGCCGAACCTGCCTTGTACCCCATGACCGTGTTCACAAGGTTAAGGCCACTCGCCGCCTGCCGTTGAAACGCCTTGGCCGCATTCATGGCTGAGGTTTCCGCAGGAATGTCCGAGAAATATTCCGACAGCCCCGCAGCATTCGCCGCCTGCACCGCATTGTCAAGATATCCTATCTCAGTCTCAGCCGCCGTCAGAACAGCGTCCATAGCCTGCCCGTCCTCGACCTCGGAATATCCCGCAATGATAGCCGCTGCCCGCTTGTCGAAACGTCCTGCCCTTGCAAGCTGCCTTATCCGCCATTTTGACGTGTCGGAAATATCTCCGTCCCGTGAAAGCTGCGCCGCAATTTCCCGCAGGATATCGTCTTCCATGTCCAACAGTACCCGCACCAGAGGCGCCGAAAGCTCGTCATACTGTTCCCTTGTCATTATTCAGCACCTTCAAGAATTTTCTTTGCCTCTTCCTTGGAAACGCCGATAGCTACGGAAATGACGTTTATAGCCTGTCCCAGGCTCAGAGCACCCGACTGATACTGCGCCATAACAGCAATAAGGCTCTGTGTCTGTGCACCGTTCAGGGTCTTGCCTGCGGCTTCTTCGGCACTGTCAATGATGTCGTCAGTGCCTGCCGTATCATCAACATTATCACCGCCCGAAGTTACAAAGCCCTCACCGTCCGAAACTCCAAGAACAGCACTCTCCGCATTTATCCGTTCAAGCTCTCGCCTTGCCGCCTCTTCATCACACTTCATAACCTCCATAATGGCGGAAATCTTTGACTTTAGCCCCGCCGTTACAAGACTGATGTTGTTTGCGATAAGCGTGTTGTCATCAATAACAACGCTGTCCTTAAACGCCACAGTGACCTCAAGATCACCGTTCGGAACTTCACCCGTGATCATCGCAAGCCTGAGCACAGCCCTGCACATCTCTTCAAGAAATTCAACAAGAAGATTTTTCTGACAGCGTATCGTAACAGCCGTCTTGTTTTCCTCGGAAACCACCTCGGTTGCGGTCTTAACTCCGCCCGCCTTGTCGAATGACAGCGAGCCGGGAGAAAGCCCCACCTGAAAGCAAAGGATATTCAGCAGCGCATTTATGCCGTCAACGTGCTCTGAAATTCTCAGCTCCACAGTGTTGTCGGTGATTTTCAGGTCCTTGTCCTCATCGCATTTCAGTGCCTGATAAACCTCGTCATCAGCGTCAAAATACCGCTCTGTCTTACCCGTTTCGGGATTGACCACAGTACGAATGCAGGAGCTTGGCACGATTATTCTCTTCTTTCCGAGAACAAACTCACGGGCAAAGCTGTCAAACGCCACATCAAGGGCTTTGAGCGTGTCCTCGCAGTTGGCAAAGCAGCTTATGCCGAGGGGCAGCTCCAGCGGAATATTGTTAGGGAAATCAGGCTTGAAATACTGAAACAGGGGAGTGTCGATGGCGTATGTGAACGTGTCTCCCATATCGGGATAAAGCTCCGACAGCGGCACTCTGTCACCCGGAGCATTGGGGTCAGAAGAACGAAACAAAAAGCACTCTACAAGGATATTATCACCCTTGACGGAATGCTTCTCGAATAATGTGTAATAATATTTGCCCTTGGCTGATACCGTGCCGAAAATGCCCTCGGTAATGTCCCTGTTGTCCCATTTCAATGGGTAGAACTGCCGCCCCTCTACATATGACAGCTTGACTTTTCCGCTACTGATATATTCCCTCAGCACACAGCCGCCCTGAGCAAACGCCGCCGAAAGCAGTCGGGGAATGTTCTTCCAGAACCCCTCACGGCATAAAAAATCACGAATGAATGTGTCATAAACCTCCGAGCCGCAGGTTATGTCCACCTGCTCCGCAAAGCACTTGTGTGAAAATTCATCGCATAAAATCTTCGCCGTGTTCAGCATATTCATCTGCCGCACAGTGCCCCTGTTCAGCCCCGCACGCTTCACCTCACGCCATTTGGGGCGACCCTCGTAAATGTCCTGCCACCTGTCCATATATCCGCTGTAAAAGCCGTTATCCCCGGGAAATTCTTCCTCCGGAAACGCCTGCCGCATTTTATCTATCATCATTTTTCATCACTCCCTGTCTAAAAAAGGCATAAAAAAACCGCCTGATCTCTCAGACGGTAACAAGCGGACGGATTTCAACCGTCATAGGTGTACTGAAACAACTCTATTAGCTTATCGTTAAAATAAGCATTTTTGTCCTTTGCTCAAAGCAATAGTTTCAGCCCTGCCTGTTTTCACTCTTAAACTACTTCTTGTGATTTATATTATACCATGTGGTTTTTACTCTGTCAATCATTTTCTGCTCTTTATCCGAAATATTATAATCGCCTTTTTCATTGTGAAAATAGCCTTTATGCGTGTGAGGCAAGGCCTTTTTGCCATCAATAATGTGAGCGTTTCCGTTTATATCAATTTGCTTAAAGCGCTTATTATGCTTGTCATGGTATGTTATGGACTTTATTACATTCTGCTCGTTTACGGTAACATATACACGCCCCTTCGTCATTGTTTCCATAGGCGTTTTTGCTGAACCGCTGTTTGATTTAACAAATTTAATGTTTCCGCTCTGATGTAGAAGCGTATATTCGCTCCCATAAGGCTTGCCTTTATCGCTCACCCCGCTTGCACTTCCTCTACCGCCCACAGGTCATCGCCTCCCTGAATTTATCCTGAAAAGATTTGATGTGAATTATATTCCCTCTGCATTCATCGGGAACAGAGCCGTAAAAGATTATTTTGGACGGACTGAGCCGTTCGCGCATAGCCTCATAGCCCCTCAGAAATGCCGCTTTCGCTGCCCTGCTGTTCTGCGTTCCCACCGATGAAACGGCAACAACGCCGCCCACAGGCTCGCCGTCAAAGCACCACTCAAAGGATCTTTCATCGCTCCAGCAAATTGTGGGAATTACCTTTATCCCGAACGACTGCCAATACGCCCCAAGCCAGTGTTTACGGTAATGATTGTATATCTGCATAGCCACAGGAAAATCGGTGTACAGCGAAAAATCAGGAGACAGCACGCAGGAGAACTTTGACAGCAGACTGACATAGTCCCGAGGATAGTTCCATACCCTGAAAAACTGGTAATCATCAAGGAAGAAGTGAACAGCTCTGCCTTCACATTTCTTGCAGCTTTTGGCATAATTAAAGCCGATAAAGCCGGAGAAATTGACTTTATCAGCCTTTATAACAGGTATATCATATCTCCCGACAACATCGGGCGTGAACTTTTCAAGATTTTCATATCGCTGTTTTTCGGGTATCATAAACCTATTGTCCTTTCCATCATATCGTTCATATACGGTTCTGTGCTGTACTCCTGCGCATCGAGATTATCAATGTTTGTTGTGCCGTCATCGAGGCGGACATCAGCCGTTTTGACCTTGCTATCCCACATAGCCTCTGAGAGCGCATCTATGGTCGATGTGCAGCCTTTAAGTATCTTGTACCGCCCTGCACCCATCATCACCGTGTAGAAGCGTATGCGGTCGTTTATGGGACCCTTTCGGGCATTATGTATTTCCACACACAAATTTCTTTTCGCCGCATCTATGCGCATACCCTCGATGAGTGTCTGCTCTGCGCTATCGCAATATACATTGACCAGCGGAACGCCCCCGAGAATGAGCCTGCATTCTGCAATAAAGCCCGCAAAATCAGCATATAGCTGCTCAGGTGTCGCAGCATCTTTCCTGCGGTAATCGTGAACGGTCACCATATCCCGAAGCCCACGGGTGAAGCCCGTGCAGTTGAATGCGTGGGCTGATTTGCCGCCGCCGAAGTCAACCCCGACAGTGGCAAGCACAAGGTCAAGTCCGTCAAGACTGTCAATGATAAAGTCATTCGGACGGTCGTTGAAACGGCGGTATATAATGCCCTCGGCATTTACCCATTTTCCCAGCACATAGCGGTCATAGTATATCGTACCCGCATACTCGGTTTTCAGAGCCTTGACAAAATCGGGGTCAAGCGTGGGGTTGTCATCGAGAGTGTATTTCTGACAGTAAATATCCGCATCACTGTCAAGGAATTTCTTGAACCAGTGCTGATGCCCCTCGGGATTGCACGTTCCGTCAAAACGGCTGTAAGGCTTGTCAAGACGTGATTTCAGCATATCAAAGACAGCCTCGTTCCACGTCACGACTTCATCGCCATAGCAATATTTGACCGACATACCACGTATCTTGTCAACCGATGTTTTTTTGTCAGCTCCGAGGCAGTAACACCGCTCGCCGAACAGCATAGCCGTGTTGTCAGTCGTGCGGATTGGCTTCACCAGTTCATCGCCCCACAGCTCCTGCAAGGGGTATATGACGTTTCGGAGCAGTGTGCCCTGAGTATGCCCCAGAAGCAGCACAGCCCCCTCACGTCCCGCCACACTGCGAATGCGTTTGGGTATGGCGTAATAGTCCATATACGTCTTTCCCGAACGTGTCGCACCTGTCTTGACGTTCCATCGGTGCGTGGCACTCCGAAAATATTCCTGCTGCATATCCGTGAACATCAGAAGCCCCCTTCGATCTTGCCGAGGACTTCGTCAAGCTTGGAGAGTGCCGCACTGTCTCCCTCGGAAGAAGCCTTTTCCTTTAACTTAAGCTCACGCTTTTTAAGGGCAAGCTCCTCGTGCGCAATATCCTTGCCGAGTATCTGTATCACCCTGTCAAACGCCTTTGTATCGCCCTGAGCAGCACTGAGAAACATAGACATAACAAGCACCATCTCGTTGTCCATATCATCGGGAGAAACACCGAGAGCTTCAAGCTGCTCCCTGTCATTGGCAGCAGCGGGAAGCTCAAGCAGAGCCTTCATCTTCTGCTTCATATCCTTCTTGCGCCGCCTTGCAGCCCCCGAGGCTTTGCCGCCTTTTTGAGTGATTTCTCGGAGTTCACTCGGAGTTCGTTCGGAATTTGATATTAGATTTTTTTCATTCACGGGTCACCACCTGCCGAAAAATAGGATAAAAAAATCCGCTTACAGCCTTTAACCGTAAGCGGATTTAAAAAAGCGGATATAAAAATTCACTATACTCATTTTAGCACAAACATAGTGACATGTCAAGCATTTTTTGAAATTTTCACAAGAGCCTTGCCGTGAAGCCTATGTACGTGCCGCACACTGATTCCCATTTTGGCAGCAATCTGTCCCCAAGACTTGCAGTAAAGATAATGCAGGTTAAGCACTTCCCGCTGCCGTTCATCTTTCACAAGGTAAATGAGCCTGCCCGCCGCACAATACGGGTTTGAAAGTTCTGCTTTGCATTTGTCCGCTTGGGTTTCATAATCAGATACCTCGCAATATGATTCTTCAACGGAATTTCCGTTGCGCTCATATTCTGCGCCTGTGCTGTTATATTGCACTGTTTTGCCGTTCGTCAGCCTGTTTTCATAACGCCTGTGCTTGTTACGGGCTTTGAGATACTTGCTCCCTGCCTCTCGTGCATCATTCAGCACCGCCTTGACCTCCTGCACAGTCAATATGCATCACTCCTTTTTCAGCAATTCGGGATTATCGTGAATGTTGCCAATAACCTCTGCTGCAAATTCGTCTGTCTTACCCAGTGAAACACATCTCAAAATAGATGAATTTTCCCAAGCGGTAGGATTTGGGGCGTTGACATGGCGCACACCAAAGCTTGAAATTTCATCAATCCAAACAATCACACCAATTTTTGTAGCAGAATATGCAGTGCCCTTAACGATATCCCCCTCGAAGATTTTCACGCCGTTCTTGTCGGTCAGACCTGTATACTGTCCTATGGTTTCATAATCAACTTCAATGCCGCTTACGCCTAACGTATTAGTCATTTCAGCGGGTAAATCATACCTTTCATTATAATGTTGAGTTAATAATCCATAGACCCAATCGCCGTTCTTATACGTTGTTCTGTAATATCCACTATCACGGTTTATGGCTTTCCCTCTGAACAAAATTTCACGTTCCATTGTTTTCGCCTCCGTCCATCTTCGCCCCGCAGGTGGGGCAATATCGGTAAGACTGCCTAAATGCGTCAAACAACATTTTATTGCTTTCACCCTCAAAAGTGACCTCAAAGCATTCTCCGCATACATCGCATTCGGCTGTAGTGTAATTTCCGTAAAAATTCAACCATTTGCCATGCTTCACGGGTGTAACCGTTATTTCCCCGTCTTCTACCACTGTTTCTTGAAGAACTTCTTTGATAGCTTCAGGAAGCACTTCTAAAGTAATAGACAACATATCATCTGAAAAGTTTGTCCTGCATACACCGAATTTAACGATAAACTCTTTGTCAATATTTACATTTCGTATTTCAGCCATTGTCAGCCCTCCTCAACATAGCACCACGACTGCGGCGGACGTGTAAGTCCAAACTCGCTTAACTCTTGCGGCTCATCGTAGATTTTGAGGTCGGATATGTGCCAGCCGTAAAGCGTACCGCCATTGCCATACTTCAAAAATTCAGACGGTGACATACAAGCATATTTACAGTCAATAATGTCTGCATATCCGTCTATTGTATATGCTATTGGCTCAATAATATCGCAAACAAACTCACCTATGATTTTGGTATCAAGCTGTACGTTTTTATCAAGCCTTATCCAGCCTTTCGGCGCTTTGCAACAATAGATATAACACTTAAACGGCGGTTTCAGTTTTGGCTTGGTTTTACGGACTTCGACAGTCTTTTTGCCGTTTGCGATAGGCTCGCACCATTTAGGTTTAATGCTGATAAGCACAGCCTTGTTTTCAGTTTCCATTCTCTTTTCCTCCTAAAATTTCGGTTATGCAGTCTGCCATACCAAACAGGCAATTCCCGATTATCCAGCCTATAAGCAGACCTGCGAGAAACATCATTCTTCACCGCCTTTTATCGTTCTGAGCAACTCCATAAGCATTGTCCTTCGGTCACCGTAATTCATTCTGCGTTCCTCAGCCTTCGCCTTTTCGATATCCACCTTGCGGATTTCCCGATTGCAGATTGCAATCTCACTGTTTATAGCATCAGCAATGATTTCATTGCGTTTAACCGCATCAATAGCAGCCTGCAGCGCTTCTGCGTCCTGGTGGAATATTTCATCATCGCCGTCATCGGTATAATGACCCTCAGCTTCTTTTTTCAGGTCTTCAAGATGACTTATGATTTGATTTTCATTCATTTTTGCATATCCTCCTAATTTCAATTTAAATGCCATTTTTAGGTACTTTGTGTTTTGGCGTGGAAAATTACCCTGCCCGCATCCGTAAAGTCTCATACAGCTCATTTCTGTGGGCTTGTCGTTGACGCTGCCACTTTTTCATCAATGCCTAATCGCCTTAATATTGTTTTTTCTGACACATCTTCTCCACGCATCAGACTGATAGCCCTTAATGCAATCCTCAGTGTATCTTCAATGCTATACACCGATTTATTCATTTCGGATATCAGCGCTTCGGAGAACTTGACATTCTCGGCATATTTCTGGTTAAATTCAGTGTATCTGCCAACCGCCTGCATGTTTTCTTCGTATTCTTTGCGGAGAAGCTTACCGATGCTCTGGCACTCTTCTTTTGTCTTGTAACCGCCCTTGTACTGCATTATAAGCTCTCTGTACTGGTCAAGGAATTTATACGCCACAGGCTCGACTTTGCTAATATCTGTGCCTACAGGATTGGAATTTATAGAAATCTGCCAGCCTCTTATTTCGTCATCCGTCATATGAACAACATCTCCTTTTCCTCGGTATTTTTGTTAAATGCCGAATACTCAAAAACATTTTTACCGTATTCAACAATGCGTTTACTCTTTTTCCCGTAGCTAAGCTTTATGGGATTATCGGATCCAACGCATACTCCAGTCAGTCGGTTTTTAGTGATGATCAAATCGGAATTATAAGCATCATCGCCCGAATTTTCTTTGCGCCTGTATGCCATAACTACGTCAACTGCATTTGTTATATCTCCGGAACCGCTAACCATATCGTTTGAAAATTCATCGCCCTTTTTGGGGTGTGCTACGAGAATAATCACGATGTTATATTTTCTCGCCATTTTCGACAGTCTTTTGACAAACGCCGATTGCGCCTGATATATCTCGCTGGTGGAGCTGCTGTCTGCGTCCATAGCAATCATCAGATTATCAATGCAGACCAGTTTGATATCATACAGCAGTATCTGACGTTCAATTTCTGCAATCAGACTGTCAAATTCATCATTTACCGCCTGATTATCAAAAATATAACACTTGTCGTAATACCAGCTGTTTATCTGCTGCTGTGTTTCGTCAGTCAGCGAATAATGCTCAAAGCCGTCTGCATCAGTACTGGTAACTATGCGATTTCCGCCTGCTATCTGCAGGTCAAGCCAGTGTTTAAACATATAATTCGGCAGCTCGCCGGAATAAACGTATGTGATTATACCCTGCTCCAAAGCATTTGCTATCAGTTGTGACATGAATGTTGACTTGCCTTCGCCACGTTTACCCGACAGCAGTATCACCTGACCGTAAAACAATCCGCCGATAACTTTGTCAATGGTTGGAAGCATTGTCTTGATTTTCGGCATTGTTGCCGTGTCGATGCTCTGGACTTCTGCCAGCCTATGAGAAAAATGTGTTGTCGCAGGCTCAGCGTTTTCAACAGCCGCTATAACAGCTTGTCTGCCGTATTTTCGGAATATGTCGTTTGCATCCTTTTCACCCAGATAATATTTGGGCTGCACTTTGTAAATGCCGTCCGTGACTTTTATGCGCTTCTTGATCTCGTCAATCAGCGTCATCTTGCCGTGTTCAAAATCCCCGAAAACAATTATTTTGGTAAAATTATCTTCCAGCCAGTCAATACAGTGCTGCACCCATGTAAACCCATTGCATCCGGTTGGAACGGATAGCGCATTTGGAATACCGCATTCCGCAAGGGTCAGGCTGTCAATTTGTCCCTCGGTGATAACTGCTGTCTTAATGGCTGTATCACACTGGTATATGCCGAACAAAATAGGCTTGCAGTCTTTTTCGCACCATTCCTTGCTTTTATCAACGCCCTTAACAAACTTGCTGTTGCGATATTTTACGAATTGCAGCACGTTGTTTTCATCATAAAATGGGAATACCACAACATTGGGATTTTTGGTCTGCGCCGTTATGTAATACCTTCGGCATATTTCCTTTGATATTCCACGGCTTGCCATGTATTCCACAGCAGTGTCACGTATAATACGCTCTTCGGGCTTGACCTGCGTTAAGGCTTTATAAACCTTGCGCTCGCCAAAATCCAGCTCATATTCAAAATCACGGCACAGCTCTACAAAATGCCCTTGCTTGCCGCAGGAAGCTCTCAAGCACTTGAATGCACCTGATATGGCGTTTACCGAAAAGGTGTATTTATCTCCTGAGCCTCCGCCATTGCAATAGGGACAGCGCTTAAACTCTATCTCATCTCCGTTGGTTCTGGTCTCGTACCCATGTGCTGCAGCAAAGTCATACACATCTGAAGCTTTGTATTCATATCCCATCAGAAGTCACCTCCGGGGGGAAAAATCCGAACGTCTTTTTCATCTTGAGCGACAGCGGATATATTTTCTTCCTTCTTTATATCTTCTTTTATATTCTTATACTGTTGTCGGTTGCTTGTCGGCTGCTTGTCAGGTTGCTTGTCGGTGTTTGAGCGTTTACCTTGCGTTTTGCTTGTCGCTTCTTGAAATTTATCGTAATTATTCAGCGTAAATACGGTGAATTTTGGGTATGCCGACCTTGTCACTTCGCCTGTCGTTTCTAAGTGATTTATAGCCGTTCTTGCTTGTCGAATTGTCAGTCCTGTTTGTTCTGCTATTTTTCGATAGCTTGAAATCAAGCTCCCACGGGGAATTTCAACGCCATGCCATATTGATGGGCTTATGCTTGCCGTCAAAATCAAATGCAGATATACAGTTTTTGTTGGCGGGTCATCGTACCATTCCCATGTCAGCATTGAACGCCATAGCTTTATATATCCTTTGTCAAGGCTCACCCGAAATCACCTCTTTCGAGCCTTTCTTTAAGTTCACGGTATAAAATATCGTGTATTACCTTAGGAGCGGTCTCCTCTTTGCAGAATATTACACGGCAGTCATAACGTGTCATCCAGGCGAACAGCGAAGCTACAAACGCATTAGGAGAGAGCATGGAACGGTATTTGTGATTATATAAATTTTCATAGCTTGCATTCTCTACAAGCATATATATACGCATGCCGATTTCCTTGGCTCTCTCAAATTCTCTGACAAATCTCTTGCGTTCCGTACCAAAGCACATAGCAAGTTCATCAAGGCTCATTTTGCGCTCTACAGCCGCTGTATTGCTCAGCGTTATCTCCATGCCGTCTATATCTGAGGCTATAGAATAATCGCCGCTGAACAGTTTCTCACGTTTGTGCGGCAGCCCTATCAGCTCAAGCCTCCTGTGCAGTGCAGGCGTGTCTTGCTCACGGGTATCTACAAGCAAGACAGCCTTTTCCAGCACTGTTTTTATATCCACAGGGTTCATGATCAGAATGGAAGTTCAGACGATGCCACTTCTGTAAAATCCGACAGATCAGGGGCAGATGATGCCGATGCCTGAGGTACAGACTTGCTGCCATTAAGCGGCTTAGGCTCGGGTATCTTGACATTGCCTGACTTTGCATCAGCTACAGAGACAAATTTAAAAGGAGCTGTCCTCCAGCCGTGCCTGTTGTTGTAATCCCATTCTTCAGAACGGAAAACTATGCCCACTGTCTTGCCCTTAAGCTGCGCTTCGTTCCAGTCCCAATGATATCCGCTGTTACTTTCTTCAATGGCAAGGATATTGGTCTTAAACGACCTCTTCGCCCAGCTGTCAGCCTCAGAGCCGTCATCAGAAGGGATATTCATGCGCAGAACGCCCTTCCACTTCTTGTCCTCACCGCTCTGAGATCTGTAATCGGCAGCATAGAAATCCTTGTGATCGCCCTCGATAATATCAAAGCTGATTTCCAGCTTGTGCCATTCGCCTTTAGAAGATGTATATACCTTTTCCTCAGCCTTGAGAATACGGCAGATATATACACCTACCGGAAGCTGCTCTCTTGCTGAAATGGTCTGTGTGGTTTCGTAGTTGTTAAATGGTCTCATAGTTTGATTTCTCCTTTAGTTTTCGTATTCTTCCAGTGCCTTGATGACCGTTGTAATGTCATTCGGTATGGTATCCTCTTCAAACAGTCCCATAGGGGATTTGGCGGTGCTGTGATTGCTGTGGGTCTCGAAAACATACTCGCCATTATTGCACTTAGCCAGCAGAACTGTTGTGAGCTTGCTTTCAAGGACGATTTTTTCAAGCTTTTTGCCATTGGTCTTGATATGAGTAAACTCAAAGCCGCTTTCGTCACGTTCTGTCTGCGTGTGAGCTATAAACAATATGGTCAGGTCGTCCCTCAGAGGATAAGCCATATCGACCATTTCCCATATGCTTCCGGCAAGATCAGCCCATTTATCATAACCTTTTTCCTTGCGCCTGCGCTGTTCATCGCCGTTCATGATGTTGTTTATTGTGTCAACAACAATCGTCTTTACTTTGGGGCACTTTTCGGCGATTGCCAGAATGTAAGCCGTTATTTTAGCAGGATCATCAATGCACAGGTAATTCTTATTCTCAGCGTTATACTGCTTCCTCCAGCCCTTCCATGACAACCCTTTGCGGTCAGCGTCAATGTAATATGTAGTATTTGGGTCAAGATTACGGCAGCTTGTGGTCTTTCCGCTGCCGCTTTCCCCCATAATGCAAATTACCTTAGCCATTATCATCACCTCCACTCAAACTTTCCCAGAACGGGCATTCCTGCCCGATGTACTTTGACGGATACGCAGGCACAGCCTTGTTGAGCTGGCAAATGCGGCTTGAATGGCTGTAATACGGGCACTGGAAGCAGCACACATCGGCGTTGCCTCTGTTATCTATCGGGAACGCTACAGATATCGTAGCGGTGCAGTTCACGTATCCGCTTACGCCGCTTGAAAAATCAGCCATCGTCCTCTTCCTCCTCTTCGGTGTTATCGTCCTCATCACCGTCATGCTCTGCATCGTTCAGATATCTGTCCTCGCAGCGTTGAAAGGCACGGCTGTTGCACAGAAAATCAGAAATCTCCATCTGTGATGTCCTCCGCCTTTTCTGCGGTGTCAGGCTCGCCCGCAAACGCCAGAATATCTTCACGGCTGAAATACTTCGACGCTTTTGTGTAATTGATAATAGCGTCATACATCGACGCTTTGCGGATATATTCCGCAAGCTGTTCAATAGTGATTTCCATACTTGACAAATCCTCCTAAATGCCTTATTCCTTATTCAGGTCAAGAAAAGCCTCAATCTCTTCAACCTGTCTTGTCCAGTCATCAATGACGGACTGTTCAGCGGCAATCTGCTCCTTGAGGTTTGCGATTCGTTCCCAGCATGCTTCCTTTACCGACTGCGGAATAGCAGGCGTGTTCTTGACATTTTCCTCGGAAGGTGTTACAATATCAGCAGGAATGTTAGGTATATTTTCCTGCTCAGAGCCTGATTCGGTTGCCGCCGTTTCAGGCTCTTCCTTTATCCTGTCAGCCATATACGCCCCCATGTCGGTATCACCTGTGACCTCATAGCATGGGGTATCATTGCCGTAAGCTCTTTCAAGCTCTTCATCGGTGATAGGTGCAAATGCAGCATCTCCGTGCTCTTTGTAGTCACGCACAATGCTGTACACAGTGCTCTTGACCGTATCATGCTTTTGGGCTATCTGCGCCATAGTAGCACCCGAACGATATTCTGTAACGATGCTGCGCTTTTCCTCAGCATCAAATCTGCTTTTCCTTGCCATTTCATTATCCTCCTTGTTATCCGTGGGAATGTCCCACCCTTTTTCACGAATAGATGTTATCAGATTAACGACCGTATCGGGCATTACATCGTGGCTATTGTATTTCAGATCTGTCACATCTCCGAGAGCAAGGTGAAGCTTCTTAGCAATTTCTCTCGGGGTTTTGCCCTCTTTCAGCATCTGATAAACCATCTTCTCATTCGCCGACAGCGACCGCACCGCAGGCGCATCAATAGCTATCCGCATATTATCACCTCTGTATGGGGCACTCGGTGATAGACAGTATCTGCGAAGCACCTACATACTTCCTTGCACATTCAGATGCACCCTCAAAGCTGTGCGCCTGTATGCGGCAGCTGTACTTCCTGCCCTCATAGGCGTATCTAAGGATATACCATTTCATTTTTACACCTCCCTGCAAACATCTGTGATAACCGCCTCGACCAGATCGTCAAGACTGTTTTCAGCGAAAATCCTGTCCTTTGCCTTAGCTTCGGCAGCTTCTCTTGACCCAGCCGATACGCTGTACACATCGTTGAATGAGCCGCCCTTGAACCTGAGGTGGACATATACGTTGTATGTGCTCATTACTTTACACCTGCCTTTTCCTTAGCCGCTTCGAGCAGCTTCTTGTCGATGATACGCTTGAGGCATTTTGCCATAATCTCAGGGCTTGGCTCGTTCACGAGTATGATCCTGCGTCCGCTTTCGGACATCATTTCTCTGATGATGGGCTTTGTGGTTTCATTCATATTTATTTCTCCTTCTTATAATATTTAGACGTGTTAATATTTTATAAATTGTGCAGGTTGACAAACAACTCCCAAAGTTTTTCGCAAATACCATATATAGCTATTTTATTGACAATAATTACTATATGTAGTATAATTAAGCTATAAACTAATATGAAGGGAGGAATGTTCATGTCAAACACTAAGCAGACAAGTGCGTCTGTCGCTTCAAAAGCATCGACTATTCTTAGAGATGGTCGATACAGCAAGACTTCTAAGTCAGTTGCCGGAAGCGCTCTTTCTCAGACCAAGACATCTTCTAAGAGCAGCAAGAAGTAAGCTTGGCAAAATTTAGTTTTCTTTGGCGGAGTGCGAATGTACTTCGCCGCTTTTTTTGAACAGTACCTGTACCGGAACATCTGAAAAGTATTTTTCATGTATTGCAAGAGCTTCATCAAGTGTGAAGCCTGAACGCCCCGTCAGTTTTTTGCTCAGGTAGTCAGCGCTGATCCCAACTGCTTTCGCTATGTCTTTCTTCTTTATTTGCCTGCAGGCAATTTCTACTTCCAGTGCCGGATAAGCGGGTTTAACGGTTCTGTATGGCAACTTCTCCTCATCTCCTTCCTGTCCTGATTTCGGGACAGATAATGTGTTATATTGGAAATAGGTTTATTGCTCGATAAGTGGGGTAATCCCCTCAGATTTGAGCAGATCGTAAATGAACAGCCTGCCTTTCTGCGTCCAATAGGTATGCACTTTAGTGTGGGGATTACCGTCATTACCGTTGTACGTCTGGGTCTTGGTATTGGTGTAACCCTTTTCGGCATACTTGGCATACAAGAGCCATATGCCGCCCTGCTTGAACTGTACTTTCCTTTCATGCAGATGAGCATTGAGCCACACCGCCGATTTTCCATAGTCCTTGGCTATCTCAGTTGTGGATATCAGATCCTTGCAGTTGAGAACCACATCATAATAGCTTGCTTTGGGCTGAAGCTCGGCTATCTGTTGGGTCTGAACTGCAACAGTGGTTTCAAGCTTCTTATTTTTCAAGCGTTCTTCTTTCAAAGCTGTAAATGCCTTGATAGCAAGTTCGGGGTCATTGATTAACTCATCAACTGCATAAGCACCGTGTTTTCTGATACTTGGAAGCACTTCTGATGTAACCCAGCGTTTAAACTCTTTTGCTTTCGGGAGCTTGCTGGAGAGGATAAGGCTGTAAAGTCCGCTTTCGTTGATTATGTACATTTCACGGTTCTGACCTGAGTCGGTGAAACACCTTGTCAGCTTATCCTCATTGTCTACATGTCTTTTCATCGCATCCGATGTATCCTTATACCCAAGTATTTCCGCTACATCTTTACCAACGAAATAAGGCTCGCCGTCAATTTCCATTGTTCTGACCTTTCCAAAGTCAGGGCTTTCAAAAATTTTAAGTTCGTTCATTAGTTTTCCTCCTTCAAAAAATAATCGACCGTAACCCCGAAATACTCGGCAAGTTTCAACAGCTTATCGGCTTTAGGCTTGGCTCTGCCTGTCTTCCAGTCGGATAATGTAGACTGCGCAATACCTGTTGCTTTTGAAACCTGATAGGGGGTTACTCCCCTGTTTTGTAAAAGTTCAACAAATTTTTTATACATTTTTCTACCTCCTTTACTAGTAAAAACTATTGCAAATACTACGCAAAGGTGATATACTATGACTATCCTAACTAATCGTGTATAGCCTAAGCGTAAATTCTTTGCTACTCAGCTTCTTACAAGTATATAATACTACACTTTTTACGAGTAGTCAATAGAAAATGCTAAAGATTTTACGATTATTGTGTTTTTTGTGAAAGGTGTATGATTATGTACGAACGTTTTGTGCAGTTGTTACAAGAAAATAATATCACCCCATATAGGGTGTCGAAGGAAACGGGAGTAACGCAAACTACGCTCTCCGATTGGAAAAATGGGCGTGCCACACCCAAAACGGCTACCTTGCAAAAAATAGCTGATTATTTTAATGTATCCGTTGATTGGCTGACTGGAAAATCCCAGTTGAGAAATAATAATGAAATTGGAGAATACTATAGTGGGTGGGGGCATTATATGCCTTTCTTTGAGCCCCCATTTGAATTTGCTGAGCTGCTCAAGGGCATAAGGGAAGAACAGGGCGTTTCGATAGAAGAAATGGCTGCTAAAATAGGGGTTTTGCCCGAACAATATAGCGAATGTGAAGATGGGACTCTGCCATTGTCATACAATCAAGCGGAAGTTTTGTGTGATTTTTTAGGTACAAATGTATCACAAGTTCTTTTTGATAATAATCAATACTCAGAATTAGTTCCTGATCAGTATCACGATGATGTTCGAACATGGGAAAGAATGAAATACGCTGCTGAAAATGAGGCGATGAAAGAGGCCTATGCTGATGAAGATATAAAAATAGTCGCTCGGCATCTTGAAGAGATACCAAGCGATAAGCGGGATGATCTAATAAAGACAATAAATAGCACAATTAATATGTACAGAAAAGCGATTGGGTTGGACAAAAAGGAGAACTAATGGACATTGATAGACCTAATTTTGATATAGCTGAGATAAAAGCTCGTGATTTAAGACTTTTTCAAAGTTACGATGATCTTAATCTTGACGTAAGAACAATGGAGTTCGATATGCCTATAGTTATTGATACATACCAAAATTATGCATCAATAACAGGTATAAATGTAAAACAGCTTGAACCAGATAAGTCTTTAGAGGATGGGTATACGATTATATGTGATGACCTTTATCTTGTATTATATAACGCTGATTTTTCTAGTTATGAGCATTTGAATTGGACACTTGCGCATGAGATTGGTCACATTTATTTAGGACACGATACGGATGGTACAAGTCAAGAAGTAGAAGCACATTGGTTTGCAGCAGAATTATTGGCTCCTGAAAGCATTATACGAAATATGGCTAAGAAGATACCGATAATGTGGGATAATATTCATGACTTATTCGGGCTGTCATTTACAGCTGCTAATAAGCGCATTGACACCCTAAATAAGAAATTTATCCGGCAATCATACCGAGAAGACGAGTTACTGTACAAATACAGCGAGGCTATGGAGTGCTATATGAACAATTTTGGAGCTGCTTATACTATCACGGGATAAAATGTAAGGCGGGGATGGGGTCAATACAATTAATCTACCTTTTTAAAATAAAAATCTCCCCATTCGATGGCAGACGGGGAGAGAGGAAATGTTCAGGAGATGAAAATATGGTTGACAAATTAAATGAGATTGTAGATTCTGCAAATAAAGCAAAAAAGATTGAGTATCGTGATTGTTATGTCGCTTTTTTAGATATTCTGGGTTTTAAGGAGCTTATTAAGACAAGTGAATGTTCTGATATATTTAACCTTATGGAAGAATGCGTGAATAGCTGTAAATTTTATATTGATGATGTGTCGGAAACTTCCAGGATAACTAAAGAATATCTGGATAGTGTTTTTGAGGAGATAACTTTAAATCTTATTTCAGACAGTGTTGTTATATCAGTTCCAAGTGATAGGAAATGCTCATTAGATGTACTGGTATTTGTTATATGCTCATTGATAATTAAGTGCTTCAAAGACTATGGCGTTCTATTCAGGGGTGGAATATCCAAAGGAGATTTTTTTGCATTTGAAAACAAAGTATATGGTCCTGCGTTGAATGATGCATATTTACTTGAAAGTCAAAATGCAAAATTCCCACGTGTTATTTTTACTACGGAACTTTTAGAAGATTATTTAGTAGAAAATTTCAACAGAGATTTCAATATTCTTTCAACAGCGATAGAAGTAGATAAAAATGATTATTTCAATTTTGTTGATTACTTATTCTTCCTTATGCATCAGGGAAAAGCCAATGCCGAAACCGAGGAACAAAAGAAAGGATTTTCAAACTTAATTGATAAATTTAATAAAAAAATATCTGATGAACTTGCAACTGAAAAGAATCCGGGAGTAAGAGAAAAATACGTTTGGCTTAAGGAATATATGAAAAGAGCAAAGAAAAGAGATTCAGAACATACCGCTTTTACCCATAATGGTGTCACCCTCTAAGCTTACAATTTTGTGAATTGGTTCTTTGCCCACATCATCAAAGCTTTTGCTCGGTGGTACAAAGCCAAGATTTATTGATGCAAAATCCAAATTTGCATCTTCGCATACCAATTCAGCTAATTTGTTGATAAACGGTTTTAGCTGTTCTACTGTAATATCTTCCCGTTCGCTTACATTTTTAAGTCGTGATACAGTGCGATATAATGAATAATCTGCGGAGCGTGGAATAGTTATTTTCATATAAAACACCCTTTCAAATCTTGTAATATCGATATGTATATATTTATATTATATCATATATTTTATTACATATCAAGAGATAAATAAAAAAAAACGCCCCAAAAGATGCTGGAACATCTCTCGGAGCGCAGGAGAATGTGGTACATTCACCATTCATACAATGTGAATTATACCATATCCTCCAAGAAAAGTCAAGGAGGAATTAAATGAAAACCGCCGTAATATACGCCCGATACTCTTCGGACAAGCAGACGGAGCAGTCCATCGAGGGACAGCTTTATGACTGCTACAACTACGCCAAGCAGCACGGCATAACAGTCGTGCAGGAATACATAGACCGAGCCATGACAGGTAAAAATGACGACCGTCCCGCCTTCCAGCAGATGCTTCATGAAAGCGCCATGCACAAGTGGGATAGTGTTATTGTGTGGAAACTTGACCGCTTTGCACGCAACACCATAGACAGTGCCGTAAACCGTCAGATTTTAGCTAAAAACGGCGTGAAGCTGCTGTCCGTCATGGAGAGCTTCGGGGACGATGCCAGCGGTCAGATGATGACCCATATCATTGAAGCAATAAACGAATACTACAGCGCCGATCTTCGGGAAAAGACTATCCGAGGAATGCGCCAGTCGGCAATGAAGGCTCAGACAACGGGACATATCCCGTTAGGGTACAAGGTCGTTGACAAGAAGCTGGTCATTGATGATGAGACCCGAATTATCCCCGAAACTGTGTTCAGGATGTACGCAGAAGGGGAGAGGCTCACCGACATAGCCGAGCATCTGAACGCCCAGGGCTATCGCAACTGCCGAGGCAGGCCGTTCACCACAAACAGTTTTTACAATATGCTGGCTAATGAAAAATACATAGGCATTTACAAATACGACGATATAGTGATCGAGGGAGGAATACCGCAGATGATACCCAATGAAGTTTTTGAGGCTGTAAGAGAAAAGCTGATAACCAACCGCAAGAGAGCCGCCAAGAACACCGCCAAAGCCGATTATTATTTGTCGGGTAAATTATACTGCGGTCACTGCGGAGAGCCCATGAGCGGGCTGTCAGGCACAGGACGCAACGGGGTCAAGCACTATTATTACCGCTGTAACGGCGTGCAGAAAAAGTCAGGCTGCCACAAGAAGCTGGAAAATAAATATTTGATAGAGGACGAGGTATGCAGAGCAGCACGGTCAGCATTTGAGCAGATGGACAAGGCGGAGACTGCCGAGACCATTTATCAGATGTATTTGCAGACGGTCAGAAATGAGTATGCGCCTGCCGAACTGGAAAAGGAGCTGACCGAATGCACTAAGCAGGCTGAGAACGTTGTGAACGCCATAGCTCAGACAGGCGGAAATCAGCTGCTTTATGATAAGGTCAGGGAGCTGGAAGAGCGCAAGGAACAACTCAGTTCTGCCCTCCGATTGTCGCAGGCAATGACCGACAATGTGCCATCAGTGGAGCAGATCACCGTGTTTATAGATGATATCCTTGCAACCGATATCAACACCACCGAGGGCAAGAAAGCTATCGCCGACATCATGATATCAAAGGTGTATGTTTACGACGACAAGCTCACGGTCATTTTCAAGGACAAGGACGGCAAAAGCGTTGATATACCGCTCTCAGCCGTGTCAGATAGCTCCTCAGCGGATTGTGCTCCCTCTGCGCTGGGGAGCCAAAACAAAAACATACAAACCGTTTCGATAATATGCGGCTGTATGGTAATCAAAAAGCGTCGGGAATAACTTCTCGGCGCTTTTACTTTTCCCTAAACAAAAAATCTCCCGCCCTCAATCGAGAGCGGGAGAAAATTTTTACATCACCTTAATAAACGCACTTGGATAGTCTTTCTTGACCTTTGCCAAATATGCTTCGGCGTTCTTACGAGACTTAAAAGCCCCGACCTGCACATAAAACATCTGATTGCTTTCGACAGCAGGCATAAACATTTGCCGGAACTTCTTCCAGCCCTCAAGCTCTGCCTCCGAATGTGTCCACATAGCAGGGCACAGCTTGCCGGTCACCTGGTGGTGCATTATAACATGGTCAGCTGAAATGCCGTATGTTTTCATCAGATGCTTGACCAGCTCAGCAGCCAATGCCAGCTCTGCATCGGTGAAATACCAGTCCGTGTCATCTGCGCTCAGAGACTTCCTGTTTTTCTTGTTGCTGCAAATCTCAATGTTGATGCAGTTGCTGTTCCTGCACTTGCCGTAATACCTACCACCCTCAGATGTGGACATCTTGGTGTATTTTACCCCGCCTGCGCCCCATGAATAACGGTTTGCAATGTCAGGATTATAGCAGACAACATTTTTATCATCCACGATAAAATCAGCGCTGGCAGGATTGGCGGGATTTGCTCCCGCCCTGAACCATGCCGCAAGATTGTGTGCGCTACCCGCAGCCGATGATGTGCCTGCCGTGTAGTGGATCACTATCCATTCGATGGATCGCCCTTTGGCAACAGTGGTGTTGGCAGTGCCTGTATCCATTTTGATGTTAATGCTCATCATTTTTGCCCTCCCCCGAATTATCGTCACGTATCTGTTCCAGCACGTCGATCAGCTTCTTGGGCAGCTTAACACCCAGATTGCCGATGTTCTCTAACAGCGATATGCCCTCGTTGCCTATGTAGTACAGCGCAATAGCCGTCCTGAAAATATCGCCTGTGTGCATGACATAAACATCAACAAAATGTGACACGCCTACCAGCGCCACGATGCAGACCTTGCGCACCAGACCCCAGAATCCCACCTCCGAGGACAGCTCTCTGCGTTTCACCGCTACCGCCACGCCTGTTATGTAGTCAATGGTGATAAACGCCACCAGCGCATACATAATGCCGTCCATACCGCCGAAAAATCCCGATATGGCAGTAACTATGCCGCCGCATAAAATCTTGATAAATTCCGTAAATTTGTCCATTTTTATTCCTCCTTACACCCTCAGAACGAAATTGCCGACCATTCCGACATATGTGTCATCGCCGATTGTAAAGACACTGCCTCGGACAGGTTTTTCCATACCGCCGTCGGCGGACATAACATGATTTTGGATAACCCCTGAAGCCGCAAATGTAAACGGCTTCATGCAATACGACGAAGTAGTGCCGACCGCTTCCGTTCCGTAATATTGAGACGTGCCGTTTTGAACACCATTTCCAATAAACCAGACAAGATTATAGGTATCCGCAGTAACCTCAACGCCGCACTCAGTGCCGTCAAATTTGGTAGCCGAGTGGATAGAACAACACCACGGTGTAGTGCCCAGACCCAGTCCAACCATATCCGTATCAGAGATGATATAGAGATACGGGTCTCCGCTAAGAGCAACGCTTGATGATGACCAGGCAGGAGACTGGTTGCCTGTCTTAGTTGATACCACATAGCTGCTGCTACTATTTACCTCAACGGCAATAACCTTGCTGTTGATGTTAGTAAACTTAGGTGTTAGTGTGCAACCGTTTTCTGTATATGTGATGTCAGCGACAGTTGTCAGCAAATCTTCCACAGAATGTAACCATGCAATAATTTTGGCAGTGTAGTTAGCCTGTGTCCTGTCATCTTTCGACATACCCAGCGTAGGCTGATATTTGTAAAGCTTTCCCATTATCCTATAACCTCCGTATCTGCAATATCAACAGCTTCTCCCACCGCATAAATCGGCAGGACCTGTCCGTGCAACGTTATACCGCCTGTTTTCATGCCGCTTCCACCCCCTTTCCGAACCGCCTTAAAATTTGCCGCTGCCTCGTTTTTAGCCGCCACAGCCACAGCACCCGAACCTGTGATATATACAGTGTCCAGCCCCATCATGTGCATATAGTTGAACGTCTCGCCGTCTCCAATGGTGATAACGCCATCATCGCCCTTGGCAGCACCCGATTTCAGGGATACTGTGATATCCTTGCCCGACTTGTTGCGGATATCAAAACCGTTGTATTTAGCATCAAATTTCACAGCGCATTCAGTGCCGTCAAGGGTGATCTCGATGACCCTGTTGCAGCCTTTTACTTCTTTTACCATAAATATCCTCCTTAGGTTGATTGTCTTTTCCGATACTCAGCATATACATCTTGCGCACAGATATCCATTTGGGCTATCAGTTCATCGCCCGTAAATCGGGTGAACCACCAATCAGAACCACCCACACTAATGGTTAAATTCCACGTGCTTTTAAATGTGTTTTCTGTCACTGTACCATCCGATGCGTAATAGGTTGTAATCCCTGCCGTTGGCACCTGTATGTATTTATAAAATGATGTGATATTTACATTTTCTGAAACAGTCATCTCAGAAAATCGGTACGTCCACATCACATTGTGCGATTTCCACACATTTACCGCTATAATGTTGCCGTCATCGTCATAAACATTCTCTGCACTGTAACCGTCCTGCGAACTATCACTAGTTGTGGGATAGCCAAGATAAAGCAGTGTATCGCCACGATAAACACCTAGAATGCAAGTAATGATTTTTCTATCATCGCTACAATAGGTTTCATAATTATTTCCATAAATGTAGGTTTGGTATTGTCTAATCCGACTTTGCCATACCCCCTCAGGCAGCTGTACCAGTTTGGCGGTGTAGTCTCCAAACAGCGGTATAACTGCGATTGGTGTCTGCTGCTCAAACAAATCACACATATTCAAACAGCTCTGCGGCACATCAACCGTCACAGGCGCAAATCCCACATACCCCTCAGCCTTTTCAGCGTCGGAAACATTGTATGTGCCGTTTTCCGTTATAGTTATGGGCTTGACCTTGCCGCCACCCGAGGTTCCCCCACCTGCCAGCGCCTGTAAAATAAGCCCACCGTCTAAAATCATCCGCCCGCCTCCTTATACACCCTCGTCCAGTGTGCATTTTTGCGTTTCCCGCCGTCAATATCATACGTCACCGTAATAATGTACGGTCCATATTCATATATCGCCTTGCCTGAAGTCTCGCCATCAATGCGATCGAAGGATACTAGCGGATATTCGCAGACAATATCCATGCTTCCGCATTTGCGGAACAGCTTGTCGCCTAAGTCCTCAAATTCCAGCGGATCATAATGCTCAGCCACTGTTGACTTTCGCCTCCTTTTGGCACACAAAACTCAGCCCGTTTTCACCGAACATCATGCAGCCATGTTTCTTGCCCAGCTTTACCCGATTTTCAATAGCCCTGCTGTACAAATCATGATACTCACTGAAACTGCAATCCGCCTCAGGCGCAGAAACATCAGCCACGATTCCCAGTCCCGTGAAATCAAAATCAACAATCAGCACAGGAAGCTTGTCGCCGCCGTATGCAAGGAAATCACCAATGTTGTACAAATAATCAGTGATCATCTGCGAACATTCCCAGCCGTGATATGCGTACTCACCGCCGCTGCCGACTATCTGCGATACCATCTGCTGTACAGCCGCCTCAGTCAGATACCGTCCCGAAATGCGCTCCGTGTGCCGCCAGTCGGAGCCCGAGGCATACTCGTTGCCATATGCCTCATCAGTGGCATATACGCCTGTAATGTGCTTGGTGCCCCGCCTGATGATCTCCGTCCTGTCGCTTTCCGCAGGCATATCCAGCCCCGAAGAGGGCGCAGAAAATGGCACAAACGCCAGCACACCGCCGCCGTCATGCCAGTATCCCACGTCATTGTGGGACAGGTCGCTGAGTATGACCCTGCACGTCTTGCCGGCAAAATCCTGATAGCACAGCTGTGCCATGCGCCCCGAATATCCGCCCTCGGTGAAACCGCACTGGGAGGCAACCGCCCCCACGATTTGAGCAGTCGGATACCATTTCAGCGTCTTTCCGTCAGTGTCAAACTGTGTGTAATTACTGTAATCAAATGGAATATCCAGATTTTTGCATAGGTCATACGCCGTGATGCTTGCCACACCGCCAGAATAGGACTGCTGGGCAATGTAAAAATCAGGCAGCAAATAGCCGTTAAATGTTACCTTGCTGCCCTCGATAAACGGCACAGCCGACCATACATCACAGGAAAATTCCGTTGTGGCCACACCGTCAAATCCCTTGCCTTCCAGCGACCGCCTCAGCCTGATGTTGGCCAGTACGTCCGCACCGTATTCCGTACCCTGATAGGTTATCTTGTACGGCAGGCTAAAGGCCTGAGCCCGTGAGAGGGCAGGTCATAGATACGGATATGTTGTAATAGTCCACCGTGCCGTCGTTAAATACAGGCACACAGCGGATAGTCGGGCGGTCAAACACATTGGTCTGTACCGTGGGGCATTTGTATTTTACGGTCACCTCGTCCGCATTGCAGGCGGTCACAAGGGCAGCTGCTACCGTGTCCGACAGCACCTGAAAATCAGCCGACAGACTGACGCTCACACCCAGACATTTCTTACGTTCCTTGCCGTTTACAGCAGTGAAGCTGTCCGAATACACAGGCGCTGTCGATATATCTACAGCCTCGCATATAACGTGTTCGGACATATCCACATTGCCGATTTTTAATATCGTATCATTCATGCTTAACCTCCGCTGGCAGTTTTAGCCCGCTTGTTTTCCTGCGCAACAACCTTAGCCACATACTTGCCGTCCAGATCAACCACCTTGTAAACAGGGCTGCCCGATGAAGCAGATGTGCGTTTGACCGCCGCAGATGTGTCCTGACTGTCCGCCGCCGTTGTGTTCGCAGCCGATGTGTTGGCAGAAATGCTCGCTGAAGAGTTGGCAGCAGATACATTCGCCGCCGCAGCGTCAACGTAATTGCCGTCAAAAACGTCCTTCATGGACTGCTCCCAGTTAGCCTTGAACGCTTCCATAAAGCTGTCGCCAAACAGCGTGCCTGCGTCAGTACCTAACTTCTCGAACTCGTCTGAGTTTTCCGTCACCATGTTGGCGATGATGTTGCTTACGCCCTCATCGTCCTTGTACAGCGACTTGATTTTCGAGAGCTTCTTGGGGTCTTTCAGAAGCTGCGTTGCATAGTCCAGCGCCGCTTCCGGGTCTTGTTTGAGCAGTTCGTTTATAAGGCTGTCAGGCACGTTTTTTTCGTACAGCTCGGCGATTTTTGATGTCAGCTTTTTCTTGGCAGCCAGCTTTTTCTCAAATCCGCTAAGGTCTATCTTGTTTGACTTGGTTTTAGCCCCCGTCCGCTTGTCCGTTTCCTCAGAGCTGTTGAAGATATCGCCACTGCTGCCTTTCAGACTGCTTGCCAGACTGTCACGGGATTTTACAACGCTGTCATAGGCTTTTTCAAGAGTGTCCCGCTGCTTTTTGGCAGCGGTTTCAACCTCTTTCAGAGCCTTGTCATCATAGCTTTTCTGTTCTTTCAGCAGCTTGAGGTTGTAGTCCTGATACGTGTACGAATTGTGGTCAAGGGTCTCAATAAATGCCCTCTCCTGCTCCAGCAGCCAGCTGTCGTCATAGCCCTTTTCCAGCTGCTCGGTTTCAATTTCTCGGAACTTGTCCTCGACGGAAGTTTTCAGGGCGTTTTCAGCGTCCTTTTTAGCCTGCTCCGCTTCTTTTGCAGCCTTTTCAGCCGCCTTTGCCTCGGTGTCCGCAAGCTTGTCATAATGCTCCGTCACCTTGTCATAAAGCTTCCACCACTCAGCATCTTCCTCATTGCGGTACTGCTCTAATGCGGCTTTTCTGCCTGCCCAGTATTCTTCTTCCGTGACCTTGTGGACAGCATATTTGTCCTCCAGCTCCTTGAGCGCCGCATCAAGCATTTCCGACTTATCTACCACGCCGTCAACGCCTGCATCGGGCATACTGTCAGCTATAGCCTCGGAAACAGTTGTGCCTGCTTCCTCCGCCGCCTCTGCCGTGTCATCAGCCGAGGCGCTCAGACTGTCCGCAAGCTCCTTGTATGCTCCTGTCAGCCCTCCGTTCTTGGCTTCCAGCTCGTCCAGAGCTGCCTGCAAACGTGCGTCCGCCTCTTCCTGTGACCCAAGCACAACATAACCGTCATCTTTTGCCATATTGTCAGCAGCCTTTTCCATAGCCTCATTAAGTCCTGCAATGGTGCTGTTGGCACCCTCAGTCCAGTCAAATGATTTAAGACCGCTTACTATGTTTTCACAAATAGACTTAGGCACATCGGTTATCAGCGCCTGTCCTGCGTCCATCAGGGCGACCACAAGCTTTTCGATGATAACAGGCGCCTGCTGCAAAAGCTGCGGGATTGATGCCGCAAGTCCCTCCGCAATGGCTCCGATAAGCTGCACGCCTGCGTCAATAAGCTTGTCCGCATTGTCCAGCAGCGTTTCGGTTATCGTCAGAGCTGCATTTACCACCGCAGGAACAAGGCTGTCCAGATTGTCCGTCAGCCCCTGAGCCAGAGCCAGCACAATATCCACAGCACCCTGTGTGATGATGTCGGCATTGTCGAGTATTGCCGTTATAAGCGCCGTGCAAAGGTCAGCCGCAGAAGATGCAAGGCTGGGAATTGCCGAGATAAGCCCCGACAGCAGAGTGTTTATTATCTCATCTGCGTTTTCCGTAACAATGGGTATGGCAGTGTCAGCAATGGAGCTGAGAGTATCAAGCAGCGCCGCAATAAGGCTGTTAGCGCCCTCAATAACGGAAGGCAGCATCTGTTCCAGCGTGTCGGGAATAAGGGGCAGAAGATTTTCGGTAAGCTCTGTAATGCCTGTTGCCATCTGCGGCAGTACCGCCATAATTCGGGGCATAAGATTGTTTGAAACCGTAACAACGCTGTCAATAACATCACCCAGCAGCTTATCAAAATCCTGCGCAGGGTCGGCAATGCCTGTCATAAGGTTCTGCCATGCTCCCTGCATTGTGGCGATGGAGCCCTGAATGGTGGTAGAAGCTTCCTTTGCCGTTGTTCCCATTGCGTCAAAAGCTTCTTCCTCAGTCATAGCCCCGCTTGCAACAGCTTCCGCTGCCTGCTTTGCGGTAAGACCTGAAATGCCCATTTCAGTCTGCACAACGTGAATAGCGTCAACAATATCCGAAAAGCTGGAAACATCATAATCAACATCAACGCCGAATTTGGTTTTCTGAATTTTTTCAGCCTCTTCAAGAAGCCGCTCCATTTCCTCTTTCGTGCCGCCATAGCCTAATTTTAGGTTGTCAAGCATTGTATAGTTCTGCTTTGCAAATCCCTGATACGCATTTTGTATAGATTGCATATCAGTGCCCATCTTGTTGGCGTTATCTGCCATGTCAGCAACGGCAGTGTTAGCCTTTTGGGCTGCAGTGGCAGTGTCACCGCCAAGACTGCTGACAAGAGAAGCCGCAAAGCCTGTGACAGTTTCCATATAATCATTGCAGGACATTCCCACAGTGGAAAAAGCCTCTTCCGCATAGCCCTTGACCACATCGGCGGAATCGCCGAACAGCGTTTCAACGCCGCCTACAAGCTGCTCGTAGTTGGCATAGCTGTCAATAGCCGCCTTGGAAACAGCCCCTACCGCCGCAGACGCAGCACCCACAGCCGCAAGAGATATCTTGCCTATCTCCAGTGCCGCCTTGCCCGCCGCAGAGCCTATCTTTCCCAGAGCGCTTTCGCCCTTTTTTCCTGCTTCCTCGCCTTTTTGACCAGCGTTCTGAGCTGCATTGCCCACATCGTCAAGGTCACGCACAACGCCCTGAGCCTGCGAGGACACCTGCCCCATCTGGGCAAGAGGCCCCTGCATAAATGCCTGTGAGCTGTTGGCAAAGGAAGCAATGCTTCCGGAAGCCGCTGATACGGAAGCCCCCATTCTTTCAGCCCCTGCCGCCGCCTGTGACGTGTTTTCGGCAGCCCTTGCAGCCGCAGAAGCCGTGCTGCTCAGAGCTGTTGCCGCCGCCGCTGCATTCGTGCCTACCTGTTCGATGCTGTCACTCGCCGCTGCCATAGATGCAGCAGTCTGTTCTGCCTGCCTCTTGGCATTGTCGAGGGAGGCTTTCAGCCCGTTGTCATCGCCCGTGATCTTGTATTTTATCTCGCCCGCTTCACTCATTTTCTCACCTCCCGCATTTTCTTTTCAGCTTCCTCAGCCCTGCGTTTAAGGTCGGCAGCAATGGCAGCGTTGCGGTCAGCTGCAGCTTCAAATCTGCGCTTGACCTTTACCTTGAGCCCGTAAATACTTTTGAGCTTTGATATCCTCTTGCGCTCTGCGCCTGACTTTATCTCGCCAAGGTTCTGCGCCCTTATGCCGATTATCTGTCTGAGCTTGCAGTCATCGGGCAACCCCTTGAACAGTGCGCAGAAGTCCAGCCAGTGAAGCTTTGCCGTCCTCAGGTCAATGCTGTATGCCCCCATGAACGCCGCATAAAAATACCCCTCGTCCTCCGCAAAATCAAAGCAGGGGACAGGGGTCTTGCTGCCTATGGTGCTGTTGTCCTTTGCCGCCGACAGCCCTCTGACGTAAAATTCGTCCATAGCCTCCGCCGCTTTCGCAGCACCTATGCCCTCGGGCAGCCCCGCAAAATAAAAGCGGCTCACGATATCGGTAAGCCCCTCGGTGCACCGCCTTAGCACCGCCGCCGAGTATTCGCACATTATGCGGAAATCGGGGTCAATGGGTATCTTAACGCCGTTTACGGTCAGTATCTTACTGTTTGGTGCGAACATCGGCAAAGCGGTCGGTAAACGCCGCAGTCTCGACCTGAATGTATTTCAGTACGTCCAGGCGCTCCACAGCCGAAGCAGTCCTGCCCTCGAAGATCTCAGCAGCGCAGCCGTCACCCAGAGCGGCGTCAATAGCATTGTCAATGGCAGCCACAACAGCAGCCTCATCTTTGCAGCCCTTAAGCTCTCTCAGCTTCACAGCAGCCTCTGTTACCCTTTCGGACATAGCCTGCGAAAAAGATATGGGATATTTCTTGTCCTCGATCTCTACCGTACAAATGCGGTCTTTAAATCTGTATGCCATAAAATCCACCCTTTCAGTTTAAAATAAAAGGGGTCGAAATCGACCCCGTATGATCACGCCGCTTCCCCGTCCTTGCTGTAATACTTGCCCTTTGCAAATTCGGGCGCAGAGCTGCCCTTGACAAGCTTTGCGAATGCGCCGTCCTTGCGCTCATAGTAGCTGTCATATTTGGTAGCCCAGTCGGAAGGCGAGCTGTCAAGCACAGTGTAACCGCCGAAGCCCTGATAGGTGAACTTAACAGGGTTGTCGCCTGACTTCTTGATGCTGCCGCTGATGGAGAGGTTCTCCTCAGGTGCGCCGCTTCCGTCATCGGAGATGATAAGGGAGCCCTTGCCCTTTTCGCCCTCGCCTGTGAGGGTGTTGAAATAAACGTAGTTCTTGATAGCCGCCTGACCGATGGCATACTTCTGCTCATGGCTCAGCGCATAGTCCTGGAACTCATCGCCGATGTAACGGTCCTCAGTGAAGTCAATGCTTCTCTGGTTGCCTGTTTTAAGGGTAGATTTGCCCTTGTAGTAATAGCTGTTGGTCTTTTCCTCGGGGTTCAGCGATGAAGAACGGTCGGTACCGCCGCCGTAGCAGACAACAGCATAGTCATCTACATCAGCGTTCTGCTCTTCCGAGATATCCACCGCAATTACCATATTGTCAGTGGTCAGGAAGCCCTTGAAATTGGGGTCAGTCTTTACCCCCTTGAACATATCTTTCAGTAACATCAGATTACCTCCTTGGTATAAAAATCAATGTTTACACTCGCCGCATATATCCAGCAGTGAGCGTTCTTAACTGTGGGAGTGGGGAAATTGGTTATCCTGCATCTGGGCTGAGTAATACCCTCAATGTCCCATTCGCCGTACACCAGCGAATTTAAAATGCCGCTGAGCCTGCCGATAAGATCCTTTTGCTTGTCTATGCCGCCCATCGCCGTTATCTGCAGGGTGAGCTGTACTTTTTTGGTGCCGTCAAAATATTTTTTCAGCACCTTTGCTCCTGCAAGCATTACAGCCGTGCGGTCATTTTCAGAAACAACGCCCACAATGTCAATGTCCCCCAGTTCCCTTGCCTTTTCGGGGAATTTGTCGTATATCATAGCCCGTTGCTCCTTAATGTGTTTCGGAAAGTGATATCCCACTGCTGCCTGTGATTGTTTTCGGCAACCTCGCACCACTCGCTCTGTGCAAGAGTGTTCTTATCGGGATAAGCATTTGGAAGCTTATATTGATAAGCTGCATAAGGCATTACCCATCGGAGAACTACTTCATTTTCTTCATTTGCTTCAAGGTCAGAACCGGGAGAGCTCATAGCCCATTCACGTTCCTTTTCGGGAGTGTCATTGCTGAGGCGGTAATTGCTTGCCAAAGGAGTGTGAATAACGGAGCTGAAAATCAGTCCTCCAAAATCCTGCTTGCAGTATTTGTTGCAGTCTCCAAGCGCCTGTTCCGCAACAGCAAACAAAGCCGCTCTCATAGCCCTGTCAGCCACAATAGACATATCGGGCCCGTTTATATGTACATCAACACTCATGTCAGTATCACCTCCAGATGGTGCGGCTCTCCGCCGTCCGCAAAGTATGTTTCGATTTTCTGCACAACGTAATCACGCCCCATAAAGCGGATAATATCGCCCGTGCGGAACTCAAAGTCCTCAGGTGTGCTGTTGCGGCAGTCGTAAAACATCTTAGCGCTTACCTGCGGGATATCGCCCCCCAGAGCAAACGTCTGAGAGCGTGCAGGGGTTATGCGTACCCATCTGAGCACAGCAGCGACCTCAGTATTGCCGCCGCCCCAGCCGTCGGAAGCTGTTTTGCGGATAACATCGGCGTAATGCGGCAAAAGATAGCGGGGAATAGCCGCCGTCAGCATACGCCGCACCCCCTGTATAAAAGCCCCGCCTTGTCCAGATAGGCAAGCGCCCCGGAGCATACTCCCGCAGAGCTGCCGCCCGCACCGCTGCCCGAAGCACCCCCCTGAGACATGGAGAACGAGCCCACAGTGAACGATGATACGCCGCCCGATACAATACTGCACCACGGCTCAACACCGCCGCACAGCCCTATATATTCCGCCTGAGCGCATACAGCAAAATTATATGCCCTTTCCTGGGTTTCCCCGTCAGGCTCGGTGAGGATAACGCTGTCTATCACGTTTCCCGCACGGAGGAGCAGGCGGCTCAGGTCGTCATACTCCACGCCGCCGTAGATGTTTATGTAGAAATCCCTGTCAGCCGCCATAAAATCACTCCTTACGCCTTAAGCATCGCAGCAGTCACGGTGATATAGCCGACAGTGACCGCCTTGCTGTCCGAGTTAAAGCAAACTACCTCGATAACATTGCCCTCAGCCGCCGCAATTTCGGTAGTGCCGCTGGTAAGCTCTGTACCTGCGTATGCGGTGGAAGTCTCGCCGTAAACAGCCCTTGCGGAAGGATTTACCTTGTACGCATAAGTGCCGCTTGCATCGCCGCCTGCCGCAACGGTGATAACAGTCTTGCCCTTTGTGCTGCCTGCCGCCGCTGTGAGCTTGAGAGAACCGGGAGCATATACCGCACGGATAGCCACGCTTCTGAGCACCTTGTGAGCATATGCGATCCTTCCCTGTACCGCACTTGCACCGATGTACTTGCCCGAACCGTTCATGTCCTGGAGATGTACGGGAACGGAGAACTCTTCCGCTCTGGTCGCAAATCTGGGGTGGCCTGCGATCATTGCCAGACCCGCAGTCCTGTCATTCCATTCAATGACGTTAAAACCAGCGATGCGGCCCACGATACCGCTCTGAACTACGTTGTCGCCCAGAGAAGAAGCCTTGACGAACTCAGGGGACTTAAGGATAAATGAGTAGGTCGCAGGGGTAACCAGCAGATAGCGTCTGCCGTCATCGGGAATATTGGCCTCGCTCATCTGCTGCCTGATATCCACGATATCGCTGTAAATGCCGTCAACGGTAAGCGCACCGATGTTGGTAACGGTAGCGCCTGCGAGAAGTACGGTAGCGCCGTCAGTATCCTCAGCAACGGCAAGGGCATAGCCTGCGCTGTCAAGTCTGTCCGCAACAAGGTTGTCGGGGACAAGCTGCGCATCGTAGCCGTCGATAAGCTCATTTACTGCCTTTTCCTTGTCGATGGGGAAGTTGATGTAAGATGTGCTGCCGTGCTTAACGGGAATGCCGTTTGCACGGTCGTAGTCCGATACCTCCACCTCCGCATCTCTTACGGGGATCTTTACAACGCCCGCCTTGGGGCTGCCCTCGTAGTCGGTGTTAAATACAACGCCGTTTTTCAGCTTGTTTTCCTGACGAATTTTTGCCAGGACCAGAGCCGAATATCTTTCCTGTGCTTCATGTGCCATAAATTACATTCCTCCTGTTTTTAGATTTTTATGTTGGGATTTTTCGCAAGGAACGCCGCCTCTACGCCCGAAGGCTGCTTGCCGCCGTTCCCGAAGCTTACCCCTGTGGTGACACCCTGAGGGGCGCTTTTCGCAGAGCAGAAAGAAGGGTATTTTGAGATGACCGCATCAATAGCCTTTTCAATGGGCATATCGTCCGATACCTTTGCCATGGCAAGGGCGATAACGTCATCTACAGCCTCGGCAGTTACACCCTTGGAATAAGCGCAGCACTTAGCCTCAGCCGCCTGCGCTCTCTTCTCAGCCTCTGCCCTGCCATTTTCGGCAGCAGATATCTTTTCCTGTGAAAGCTGTTCGGCAGTTTTCTGACTGTCCTGCCACTTGCGGAACGCTTCCATCTCTTCCTTTGAGGGCTGACCCTTTGCCGCCCTTTCAAGTCTCTGCTTGACTATTGCGTCAAGTTCTGCCTGGGTAAATGTTTTTGCCGTCTGCTCAGGCTCAGACGTAGATACAGCCTTTTCAGGGAGATTTGCTCCGCCCTTTACAGCCTGTGTGGGATCACCTCCGTAGGCTCCCGTGGAGCCATTTTCAGCCTTGTTGGTTTCGGTTACGGTTGTGTTTGTTTCTGCCATTATGATTACCTCCGTTTATAGCCTGTCGGCTTGTTTTTTCCGTCCTCAGTTTAACGCCGTAAGTACGTTTAGGGCATAAAAAAAGCAGCCGTAAAGCTGCTGATTTACTTTTTACCCCCCCTTGATTTCGAGGGGGATATGTTTTGTCGGCTTCAACAAAATATGATTTATAGCCGTTTGCGATATCATATCACATAATGATAAACTCCACATCGTCTTCCGTAAAACGGGTTACATCATCACAGAATTTGTGGGAGCCGTGAATGATATAGCATTCATCGGGCGACATATGAAGGTCAGCGATAAGGCAAATAGGTTCCTTGTCTTTAAGCTTGACCATAGGGTTATGCCTTGCAGTGACCAGCTCGCCCTTGCTATCGAACTGATATGCAGGGATATCATAAGATATTGCGGAAATAAATTCAATTCGGCAGCCCCTGGCAGCTTCCCAATTATCACCGAGAATAAGCATATCGGCATCGGCAAGCAGTTCAAGAGCCTTTGAAAGATATTTCAGTGGGATACAGCCGTTTTTAGGGTCATAATCCTTGAAATAGCTGTCGATAACCTCCACTTCATCTCCGAGTTTTTCCGAAGCCTTGGCGATCATATTGTTTCTTGCTGCGAGGATCTCTTCCTTGCTCTTGCCATTCATCGGCTGAGAAATAAAAATCTTTTTCATAACATCATATCCTTTCATTTTGGCATAAAAACAGCGCATACCCTTTCGAGTGTGCGCATATCAGTTGATAACTCTGTACTTTTCCTCATATACACACAGAATACAATCTCTCGGAGCAATAAAAATCGCTTTCCCGTTACTGTTGGTGCATACAAAGTCATCGTTAAATTTATAATCTGAACATCTGATTTTGACCCACTCGCCGCTTATAAATTTGATTACCGCAATTACGCTGTCATCTTCAGGAGCAGGGTAAGGGTTTGACATTACATCTTTCATACTTTCACTTCCTTTCAAGGGCATAAGAAAACCGCCTTGTTACGGGCGGTTTACCATTCCTTCATATCATCGCATTTTTCCTTTTCAGCTTCGAGTGATGCCTCCCTTTCTTCGGGGGTCATCTTGTCAAGCTCCTGCTGAAGCTCAGGTGAAATACCATCAAAATAGCGGTCATTGTCAGCGCTCATTATCTCATCTCCAAACTTGTGTAAGGTGATTTTAAAGTAAATCAATATTAGAATTTTTTGCTCTTTCCTCTTCAAAAAGTTTGTAATACTTGTCTCTTGCTTCCACAGCTTCTTTCGGGGCATTTTCTACAAGATGACAGCCTTCCTCATAAGGTCTGAAAATTTTTTCTAACTCTCGCATTTCATCTGTAATAGGAAATCTCATTTTAATCACTCCTTTAATGCTTTTAACACTTGATATTCTGTATATACTTCATCATAATTGTGCTTGTAGTAGCTATCCTTAGCGTATTTGCTTATTTCACTTACATTATACTCGTTAATGCCGCATTT